TGACGGTCATGCGTGACCCGGCTTCATACGAGGCCACTGTGATTTCTGAGCGATACGTCAGGGCGCTGTAGTAGGTCAGATTCCACATCGCATCTGAATCAACCGTCCACATCGGTGCCGTATTGTTCGGATTCCAGATGCTGTTTGTTGAAATTGCCGTCAGGTTGCCACCGACGATTGAACCGCCACCGATCTTGCCTGGAAAGCCCAATGCCTTCAGGTCGCGGGTGGTTAGCACATTATCCAGAACCATATCGCCAAGGTTCATGGTGATGTAAGCCGGTTCATTCGACTCATTGCCGGATGTATCTACCGCCTTGATCATGATCGTGACAGCGCCGTTGGCGATGTTTTGCATGCGCCACGGGGAATCGGTAACCAGACCGCTGTGCAGCGGCTGACTGTTGTGCCATGCACCGGCAGCGCCCGGTGCCCAACGGATTCGGTAGCCTGCCAGATCCAGATCGGAAACGTCGCCCCAAGAGAGCAGCGTGCCGTCAGCGTTGAACCACGGTACATCCTCCGGCGGCAAAGTCAGTCCATAAATCTGTTGCGTCTTTGTGACTGGCGTCCCGGATCGGATTAGAGAAATCGGCACAATTTCAATTGAAACCAGCCCAGGACCAGGCACAACAAACGACACAGATTGCCCGTAAGCCATTAGCGTATAGGCGGGTCCGTTGTTCATGCGCCAGGTCGCCCGGCATCTATCAACGCTGATCGACGGCTTCCAGCTGACCGTCACCTCGGCCTGTACGCCGACCGTGGTCTTGACCAGATGTTCGCTGATCTCCACGTTGCTGACCGATGGCACCATATTCGGCAATAGAGTGCTATTTGGCGCATCCGTCCATGAGCCATCCCATGCGGCATAGAACTGCGGATCTTCGTCAGTCGCAACTACCTGAACACGCGATTCCGATACCGGCTGCACATTCAGGATCTTGACCTTTTTACCGGGCGTTGCCAGCGGCGAAAAGAACCAGACATGATCCATCGGCAGCGAATCGGACTGCAGATTCGGTGCAGCAATTAGCTCTACGGTATCCGCGTCACCCGACCCGGCCTTGACCGAATACGTCGTCATCGTCCCGTCTGGGCGCTTGATCATCAGGTACTCGACGCCGCCATTACGGGGAACGGTTCGATCCAGTGTCAACGTGTTGCCGTTTGTTGCAACAATCCGGCCAGAATATCCCCACTGTGTCAGGTCGTGAGACAGCAGCACCACATCGCCGCGCTGGCAGACAAAACCCTCAAAGTCGCACTCCCACTTCACACGGCGGCGACGGTAATGCTGTTGCGCAGCTAGGTAATTAGCAAACTTCCCGGCCATTGTAGAGTTTGTGCAACCCATCAGGTCGACCGAGCTGCTGCGGGTCGGCGTTGTTACGCCAGGAACAAGCGTACGAACCTCATCCTGTACCCAGTCTTTTGACGGGTTGGTAAACCGAACAATAATCTCTTCGGCCAACTGCTCGGTGATGTATGACACCTCGAAGCTGCCCCGGATAATGTTGCTCATGCCGAATGCAGCAACGGGTGCCGCATTCCGTGCGTCCCAAACCACTCCGAGCCGTCCAGATGCCCATGATGGTGATGCAAAGCCGCAACGGGCGATTGCTGTCAGTAGATCAGCTGCCGTCTGGTTGCGATCTAGAACGGCATTGAACGACAAGCCTTCAGAAGCACAGAACGTCGCCCAGGCATTCAGTCCAGCCAGATCAATCTGGACTTCGCTCATGCCTAAGCCATACAGCAGGTTTCCGTTGGCGTCGAATCGACCTAAAGCAAAATCCATGAACCAGTGCGCCGGATTGCTGGTTTTTGCCCAAACCCAGGTTTCTCCGTTCCAATATGAAGCGTATGCCTCTGCCATGTATGACAGCTGCTGAATGGTCCCGTTTAACTGCTCGCTAGCCTTGATGGTAAGACCAATACGGTTTTGCCCGGTGTAGTCGCTTTTGTCAGATTGGTAGCTGCGAAGCGTTGACCAATTTGTTTTGTTTTGCAGGCGCGCATCAGTGGTGTCGCCTGTGTCTCTAATAACACGTACGTCATAAGTTCCAACGGGAACATCAATAAATAAGGTGGCACGGAGCGGTGCCTGGCTAGCGCCCGAAATGATGACGACGTTGCCTGTTCCTGTTACGAAGCGTGTGCGCGTTTCCCAGTGGCTAGTGTCAATCCACCTCCTAATGATTTTGCTTCCTTGCCAATAGCCTGACTCGACCCATGCTTGGTAGTTTTCGTATCTGCCGGTTACCATTCCGGTTCCAGAAGACTCAATGGTTGATGGGTCAATCCAGTTTGGAGAATTTGACGGTTTGTACTGGACTCGTAGCTGCACGCTGGTCGCATCGAGTCCGCCGCCGTTGTTGGCGTAGTACATCGTGCCTTCGATATCGACACCGATGCGATAGGTGTCTGGCGATGTAGAACGGACGATCCAGCCAGCAGAGTTTTCTAGAACGGCTCCGGGCGTACTATCTACATTGCCTGGAAACCCATTGATTCGGCCAGCGCTATCTGTGCCCGTCCAGTACCAGTTGGTGTAATTGCTGATTGGGTTGGTGCCGATACGCCAATCTGATCTATCGCAGCTCGATAAACCCAGATGGAAAATCTGGTACAGGTACTGGTCTTCACCATGGTATTCGGTGAATGGCTTGGCCGCGTTATCTGGTACATGGCGATGAACACCCATGATCACCGGCATGGACTCATAAGGTCGCGTGCGGTTTTGGCCGCCGGATAGGCTGTATGTTGGGGAGGCCTGGCCGTATTGGCCGCTTGCCCCATTTACGCCCATATCTATTCCTGGCAGTTGCGCAGAAAAAACGGCATTGATAACCATTGACCCGGCCATCATTATTGTTGCGCCGATTGCCGCAGCTTGCCAGGTTCCGGCAGCGGCTAGTGCGCCGTAGCCTGCCCCCATTGTGAAATAAGTCACAACAATAACCAGGGCAACCATAGCCACAACTTGCAGCGGGTTTGACCCACCGCCACCACCACCGCCACCCTCAACCTCTGCCTTGACGTTGATAATCTGCCCAGGTTGCGGCGAAATGGTGTCCCATTCCTCAACCGTGAGCAGCCGGTCATCCAACACGATGACGATTGGCTGGTGCGGATCAACGCCATTAGCTAACAATACTTCTCGGATTGTCTGGCCCGGCTTCCATGTTTGTTGGCGTAGTTCGCAGTCAGCCGCTGGCAATAACGGGTGTGGACGCCATAAAATATCGAGCTGTGTCTTAAGCGGGGATTGCTTCATTTCCATGCGTAGTACCCCTCAACTGACAACAGAACGCGGCTGAGGTCTCTGATTCGGTGTAACACTACGTGGCCAGCGTTTTCCATTGCGTGTAGTACGCATGGCTCACCGCCGACCATGGCAAACACACCAATATGACTCGGGCGTCCACGGCAGACCATCAGCACGGCATCGCCGTCGACTGGAGACGCTGTTTTAACGCCAAATTCTGAAACAAGGTCTTCCATCTGTCCTACACGGCCAAGGCGAGAGGCAGCACGCTCTACTTCGATGTCGCTTGGTACCGGCAGACCGAATTCTTCATGGCGCACACGCGCCAATAGACGGGCACAGTCTGCTGTTCCGGTTTCGTATTCTTGGCCGATGTAACGCTCTGTCCAGTGGTTCATTAGAACACCCCCGGCGCGTTGTCTGGTCGGTACTGCATCTTAATGGCAGGCTTTGCGAATAGGTTTTCGTAGCCAAGCTCTGCGGTAATTTCCTGCATGGTTGCCTGTACGTTGTATAGATTCATGCTGATAGACCACTCAATTGTGTCTGGCCGAGAGCGCATAACCTGCGTTAGCTTTACAGTGCTACCAGCGCCGCCACCGGAGGTTTCTACCCAATACATCAAGTCACGTCCCACGTTGTCTACTGCTAACCGTGCCTTGGGTAGCTGCCCTTCAAAATCATCGGGCAGCACGCAACGGAACGGGCAAGCAATATAGGTATTGCCGTTGCTCACAAGGTCTTGCGTGTCGTTGATAACCCGAACCGGAACATCTAGCGATGGGTGGTTTATTTCCAATAAGAACAAAGGCGCTTCTTCGCCAGAAACTCGGCTAAGTGTCGACTTGTACTGTGGTGTGTAATTGCGTGCCACGGTTAGCTCCAGCTTTCGATCTTGGCATCAACAATCCAGGCGGCTAAGCCTCCAGCTATTGGCGTTGCGCCGTAACCGCCGCCGACAAATCGTCCGCTTACCGTAAGGCCTGATACAGGGTCAGGAAAGTTGAACCAAAGAGCGCCTAAACTAAGCTCGGTGGCATACCAGGTCTCAAACGACTGGAAGTCAGCCAGGGTGGCAAAGTACAGCTTGACGCTGCGGGTGAGCATCACCTTGGAGCGCACTTTGGCCTGACGGGGAGGTCCTGACTCCATTTCAGTCCGCATAAGCCCGGATTCGCGCTGCTGGCTGTATCCGGCAAACTGGATTTTTGCGTAGGACGGAAAAGTCGGTGTCGTCATATCAGCCCCTTATATTGTGCCGCGCAGGCCGTATTTGTTAGACAGCAACTGTGAAAACGGTCCGTTATTGCGGACGTCCTGATTCATCGCGCCTTTCACTTTTTCAACGATTACGGTGATGATGTCTTTGCCGTTATCGTCGGTGCTCTGAGAAGCGGTTGCCTGATAGCCATCTGCCGTAGCCTGGTTAACCACGTTAACCTGCACCACAGACCCGCCTCCAGACGATCTAACGCCTAGCTTCCCATCGTTACCGCGTGCTAATGGCATCACGGCCTCGGGGCCTGCCTCACCGAGCATGCCGGTGCCGCCATTAGCCATGGGGAATAGGTGTGGTGAATTAAACACGCCGCCAGATGCAAACTTTTGCACGCCGCCCAGCCATGCGCCGCCATTGGCTTGCATGTTGGACATAGCGCCGCCTGTTTCTAAACGCGTGCCCTGGTCTGCCCCACCGGTAGCGCCAGCGGCGAATAAGCCACCCACTTTGCCGATCAATCCGGTGATGGCCATTCGCACATAAATCCTCATAATGTCGGCGACCACGCTATTGGCGAAGTTTGTGAAGTTCATTTTGCCGGTCGTGGCAAACTGAACCATGGCGTCTTCCATGTTCTTAAATGCGTTGGTAAACGTTGATTCCACTTGTTTGCCGACATTGCCTGCCGCATCCATGTAGTTATTGATGGCGCGGGTTGCGCCGCCGGAGATTGAGTTCTCCGACTCCTGACGGATACGGATCAGGCTCTGAATCGTCTCAACAGCGGTTTTCTTTTGCGCTTCCATCTCGGCACGGGTTTCAGCCGTCAGCGCACCCTTGGACCGTTCGATCTGGGAAATCTCTTTTTGCAGATCTGCCGTCATTTTGGTATCGACGTTCATGAGCTCGATCTGCTCTTTGGTCATGCCGATTTGAGCGATCTGGTTTTTGTATTCGCCAGTGGAAAGCTCCAGGCTCTTTGTGTAGTTTTTCAGCGAAACGCTTTCGTCCAAAGCGCGAATCTGAGCAATTAGACCTTCTGCCTGCTTCAGCACACCCTTATCATCAGCCTGCTGCATTAGTTGAGCGTATTCGCCGCCGATGCCCTTGGTGAGACGCGCATTGAGGCTGCTGATAAAACTATCGCCAGATTTGTTTGCTACCGAGCCGGTATTGCCGCCGCCAATGGTGGATTTATTGCCTGTACCCGTTGCTGTTGGGTTGTCTAGCTTTTCGCCGAAACGGGTTACAAACGACTTGCCGCCCCACAGCTCATCCATTCTGGTTTTGAACGAGGCGATTTTATTAGCAGATGCCTCGGCTTCCCCGTTGATTAGCTTAAACATGGCGCTGATCGGTGTGGAGATTGTCATGCCAACCGTCATGGCCGCCTTGCCTACAGCGCTAAATGTATCGGCAAGGCCTGCTAACGCATAGCCGCTTACAATCGACCACTCACGTAGGGTGCCATCTTCAGCAAGACCTTTAACGGCTTTGCGCGCCCCGTCTGTTTCGTTGTTAACGTCAATCATCGACTCAACAAACGCATTAACGGTTGGTAGCAACGACATGCTGATTGTTTTATAAAGCGCATCTTTACTCAACTGCAAACGCTTTACGTTCTTTTCGTAGGCGTCGGCCTGCAAAGCCTGTTGCTCGGTTGTCTTTACAACAAGAGCGCCAGACTCCCCGAGCAGGTTCATCGTTGGGATCAGTTCTGCCCCACGTTTTCCAAAAAGCTCTACAGCTACTGCTGTTTTGCCTGCAGACTCGCCGTATTTAGACATGCTGCGGCTAATCATTTCAAACATGGAGCCGGTGTCTTTACCTTTGAGGTCAGACAACGACAGACCGATACGACCCAGGGCATCGCTCATCTTTTTAGATGCGCCGCCGCTGGCCTCCATATTGACGGCTAGTTTGGCCATGGCAGATGACACCGCATCCATGTCGGCGCCTTCAATTTTTGCAATCTGCGCAATACCGGATAGTTTTTCGATTGATGCGCCGGTTTTTTCAGACATTTCCTGAAGCTTTGCCGCGCTCTCAACCGATTTGTCAAACATGCCAACCATAACGGCAAGCCCAGCGCCGGCCGACAAACCAACCATAGCCAAGCCAACTTTGGCCACGCTGCTAGCTACTGCCGAGCCATTGATGCCAATGGCAGACAGGCTTTTGTTTAATCGACCAAACTCCTGGTCTACCGCATAAGACGCTTTCTCGGCTTCTGTTTTGAAACGCTGCAAGGCGCCGGTTGCACGGCCAACCCCGCTGTCTAAACCGCCCGTATTTGCAGTAAAGTTTACGGCTAGTTCAGCGATGGTCGCCATGATCAATCCTTTGATGTCTTGCTAAACAGCGCCTTGAGGCGGGTTGCCTGTTGCTGCGCGTCTAATGGCTCAACGACTTCTGCTGCCACAGGTTTTTCAATCCAGGGCATAAAGTCATGAGGTTCAAACGGTTCTGCTTTGTGCTCAGAACGGTTGATGTTGCCGAGCATTGCCAACTGCTGAGCAGCCAAACTGTCAGACCGTTGGTCTGCGTCTGGCTCGATCCGGAAAAAAGCCGCCCATTCGGCGAGCTGTGCGCTGGTTAACCGGCGCAACAACTCATCCGGATGTAGCACGCCTAGCTTCAGGCAGAGTCTGAAGGCGAGGCGTCTCCAGGGGCGGCTGCGGAGTTTTTTTCCAGATCCTCCAGATCTTTCTCAGAGATCCGATTGAGTCGAGAAACCACTTCATAGATGCGGTCCAGCGCACCGGCAAACTTGGTGCCGAGCATGGGGGCTTCTTCGTCTGTAAACAGACGGCGCCCCATGTCATCCACCATGGCCAATGCGCAATACATGGCACGGAAGCCAACTCCTTTTTGGCTAGCGGCCATTAACTTCACTTCCAGCGCATCTTTGGCATCTGCCGAAAAGCTGGTGACGAATACGCCACCGTTCCATTCAGGCACGTCGACCCACTCACGCTTCAGGTCGTTTGCGCTCAGAATGTCTGACTTCGACAGCGCCTTGCGAGGTTTTTCGCTCATTTACTTTGGCTCCAAAGATTA